AAGACGATCGGTGAACTGGAGTCGGAACTAAAGGAAGCACGATCCACGCTCAAGGGGCTCCAACCAAGCTCGCCAGATTTCGAGCGCACAAAGGCGAAGATCAAAGGCCTGGCCAAGCAGGTCTCTGAACTCAACCAAGGAATCTCGTCATCACCCGGCAAGCTGCAGCCCGTGGACGCAGCTGAGCTGCTCACCATGCTTCGCGCACAGGCTGGCTCCGACCGGATCCGGTTCAACCGATTCAGCCAACAGATCGAGATGGACGGCGCCGTGCTGGAAGGCGCCGAGCGGTTCTACCTCTCGCTCGCCGAGCAGGGCTACAAGGTCTCGAAGGAGCTCGCGGTGGACTGCCTGGTCCAGGTGGCGCACGAACACCCCTACGACCCCGTGGCGCTCTACCTGGAGCACGTCGCCGCCACGGTTGAGCCGGCCTACATCGGCGGCCTAGCAAGCGCATACCTCAGGCCCGAAGACGCAGACTTAGGCAAAACCACCATCTACGACCACATGATCCGGTGCACCCTCATCGGTGCCGTAAAACGGATCTTTGAGCCGGGCTGCAAACACGATACCGCTTGCGTCCTGATGGGTGAGCAAGGCGCCCGCAAATCATCCTTCTGGTCTGCCCTCGGCGGCGCGTTCTTTTCTGATGCCCTAGGCGACATCTCCAGCAAAGACGACCTAATGGTTCTGCACCGCTCATGGATCATGGAATGGGCGGAACTCGACCACATCATGGGCCGAAAGCACGCCGGCCAGATCAAATCGTTCCTTTCCCAATCAACCGACCTATTCCGCGTGCCCTACGGCAAGGCCACCGAAGCATTCCCCAGGCGCGGGATCATCGTTGGCTCAACAAACCGCTCAACCGGCTTCCTCCAAGATGACACCGGCAACCGCCGCTTCTGGGTGGTTCCCACAACTTGCACCGAAACCAAACCAATCGACACGCCCAACCTTATGGCCGAAAGGGACGCCATCTGGGCTGGTGCTGTCAAGGCCTACCGCGACGGCGAAGCCAACTTCCTGCCGCCTGAACTGGCCACGATCGTCAGCCAAGAGAACGAAAACTATCAGGTGGAAAACCCGTGGAAGACGCCCATCGTTGACTGGCTGTCCAGGCCCAGTAATTTCAACGCTGAACTCACATCAGAGACGATCCTCAGCAAAGCCATCGCTAAGCCCACTGAACGGCAGACCCGTGCTGATCAAATGCAGGTGGCCACCATTATGCGTGAACTCGGCTACGGCAAGGCTCGGCGTAGCGTTGCTGGTGTCCAACGGTGGGTGTTCACCAAGGGCTGAGCAGCTGCTAACCATCGCCCTCCCAGGTCGGCAACTTGCTGACCTCTTTTTTTGTCTCATCCTGGGACCCACCCTGGACTGACGGGATTGCCAACCTGGTCGGCAGAGGTTAGCAGCGGCAAATCGGCTGCGGCGCATGGCGTCTTCTACCCTTGCTAACCTTCTAACCTCTTAAGAAGAATTGATAAAAAGAGGGGAGATAGGGGGGTAGGAGGCAGGAATAGCCGTTTTCCTGCCTCCTAAGACAAAGGTTGGCAGAGGTTGGAAGTTGGCAACCCCCTGGATCCGTTGCCCACCCGCAACACATCCGCTCTCGGCAGGCAAACTGCAGCAACAGCAACAGACCGGGTGACGCTCAGCAAGCTCCAGCTGATCCGCCACAGCCCTGAGCTGTTGGAAATCCGCATCCCATACAGCCACGCTGATCCGCACGAGTTCCTACTCGCATCAGACATTCACCTCGACAACCCACACTGTGACCGCGAGCTCCTGCGCAAACACCTCAAGCACGTTCAGGGTCGTGGCGGTCATGCCCTCTTTTTCGGTGACATCCTTTGCCTGATGCAGGGCAAGAAAGACCGTCGTGGCTCCAAGGGCTCCATCCGCCCTGAGCACCTCGGTAGCAATTACTTCGATCTAGTATTCAGCGAATGCGCGGAATGGCTTAAACCATTCGCGCAAACCATCCTGATGATGAGCGATGGCAACCATGAAACCGCCATCATCAACCACAACGAAATCGACCCGCTCGGCAACATGACCCGCCTCATGCGGGATCGCTACAGCTCACCGGTCGAACACATGCGCTACCAAGGCTGGATCTGGTTCACCTTCTACCGCCCCGGTAAAACCCGTGGTGAACGCATCCGCCGCGTTGCCCTGTTCTTCCATCACGGTGCATGGGGCGGCATCGTGACCAAGGGCACCCTCGGTGGCATGCGTTATGCAGCCGTCGCAGAGGCCGACCTCTACGTCAACGGTCATAACCACGAACGCACCATCGTTTCCCACCCGTGCTACCGCCTCACGGCCGCCGGCCGCCAGCGCATCGCACAGCGCTGGCACGTCCAGACCGGCACCTACAAGGAAGAGTTCGCAGAAGGCGCTGGCTGGGCCGTCGAGCGCATCGTGATGCCTAAATCGCTCGGTGGTGTGTTCCTACGCCTTAGGCCCACCCCAGACGGCGTTGACGTGGCCCTGGAGCCCGCCACCTGATGCGGTTGCCCAACAGCAACGCAACCCGCTAAGCTGTAGGCGATCACCGCACCCGCACACCAGTGCCAGCCGGTAGGCCTTCAACGCTCACTGACGAGATCATCGCCAAGGCGCAGCAGATGGCAGATCTTGGCCTTCCCCATGCCCTCATGGCATCCAGGCTTGGTGTTGCAAAAACAACCTGGGAACGTTGGATTCAGAAAGGCCGCAATTCTGATGAGTCAACAAATGAAGGCAGATTGTGGGGAGTCATCAATAGGGGCGTTTCCAAAATTGCAGAGTCTTACCTGCAATCCCTTCACGGCCAAGCTGAATCAGGCAATGTCAACGCCATCACCTGGCTCCTAACGCATCACCCAATTACACGCGATCAGTTCAGCGATGCTGCCGCTGAGCGTCGCGCTGTTCAACGCACACTTGGCACGGTCGTTCAAGCCATCGAAGCAGCCGACTTGAACGACGATCAACGCACTCGACTGCTGCTGAACCTGCAGGCGCAGGGGCTGGGTGTCCCCGATGCTGACCGCTGACCCGATCACAGCAGCACTCGCCAGGGCCAGGCTCGGGCAGCTCACCGTCTCCGCAATCCCACCCACTGCCCCCTACACCCGCAGTTTCGGCGACTACATCGCCGCTGTCTTCCCCAGCTTCCCCTTCACCCGCCACACCAACCGCCTCATCGCCATCGCCCAGCGTGTTGCTGATGGTGAACTGCCACGGCTGATGGTCGAGCTGCCGCCACGGCACTTCAAATCCACCATCTTCAGCCGATTCCTGCCTGGGTACTTCCTCCGCAAGTTCCCCGATCGCACCTGGGGCCAGGGCGCCAACACCCAAACGCTCGCTGCAGAGTTCGGCGAGGCGGCACGGGATTACTACCTCGCCTCTGGTGGCACGCTGCACCCCTCCAGCACCGGCAAAGACCGCTGGAAAACCGCTGGCGGCCTCGGTGGGTTCTGGGCTGCAGGCGTCGGCAAGGGCACCGGCCTGCCGGCTGACTTCCTCAACGTGGATGACCCGATCAAGGGCCGCGAGGAGGCCGAATCCGCAGCGTATAGACGTCAGCTCTACAACTGGTGGTCAACCGTCCTGAACACCCGCGAAGAACCGGGTGGCATCAAGCTCATCACCCACACCCGCTGGGCAGAGGCCGACCTGATCGGCTGGCTGCTGCAGCAGGTGGAGCAGCTCGAGCGCGACGGCGACGGCGACGCGGCCGAACCCTGGCATGTGATCAGCCTGCCGATGATCGCTGAACCGGTGATCAAACCACTGCCGGCACTGGTCACCCGCGAGCCTGACGACCGCGAACCTGGCCAGGCGCTAGACCCCAGCAGATACGACGAGGAATGGGCACGCAAGAAACGCCTCAACACACCCACCCGTGATTGGGAGGCGCTGTACCAGCAGCGGCCAACACCTGGCAAGGGCACGATCTTCAGTGCGGAGATGTTCCGGTACTACGGCACCGCCGATCGCCCCGGCCAACCCGGTGATGCCACCCTCCCTGGTCGATTCGTGCGGCGCCTGGCATCGATCGACTGCGCGTTCAAAGACTCAGCCGGCACGGACATGGTGGCCTTCACCCTCTGGGGCCAGGACAGCGCCGGCCTGTGGCTGTTGGACATGCTCAACCAACGGCTCGACTTCGCCGGCACCATGGACTCCATCGCCGCCCTCTGGCCCCGCTGGGCATTCGGTGAGCTGCTGGTGGAAGACAAGGCGAACGGTCCGGCAGTGATCTCCACCCTCAAGCGTGCTGCTGCAGGGTTCAGCGTGATCGCTGTGAACCCCATTGGCGGGAAGATCGCCCGCGCCAATGCAGCAACGCCTGAGTTCAACCAGGGCCGCGTCTGGCTGCCGCGTAACCACCCGCTGCTATCGGTACTGGTGTCGCAGCTGGTGCGGTTCCCTGGCGACACGTTCGATGACCTTGTGGACTCCACCACGCAGGCTGTCAACTACGTCCAGGGCACCGGCCCGATGCGCGTCTCCACAGTCCACTACGGCCGTGGATCTGGTGCACCGCCACCAGATCCGTTCGCTGATGCCGACACCTTCAAACCCAGGCAGCGCCGGCTCTCCACGACGCCGGGTTTCAGGTGATCACTTACCCACCGCATACGCCATGACCACCACCATCCCCGAAGCCAAAGCGGCCAAGGCCGCGCTTGAGCAGATCATCGCTCATCGCCTGCGCGAGTTCTCGGCTGAGACCGGCACCACGGTCACCAGCGTGTTCATTGATCCTGTGATCGTGCTGGGTGCTCCCGCCAGCTACCGCGTCGAGGTGGAGGCGAGGTTGTGATGATCACCGCCGCCGAGGTCCTGGAGCGCCACCCGCAAGGCTGCTGGGTGTTCGATGCCACCGGCCGCCAGCTGGATCATGTGTTCGCCTGCGACCCTGACACCGGTGAAGTAATCAGGGTGGAGTGGCGCACCACGTTCTGGCAGCGGCTCACCAGGAGACTGCTGCGCTCACCGGACTGGTCCTGGCTGGCTGTCGGCGCCGACATCCCCACCCGCCACGGGTTCTGGCCTGCGCCGCTGCACATCGTGCCGAAGCCTCACTGGCCTGGTGGCCCCGTGCCCGATGGTCAGGCCTACATCGTTGGCAACGGTGAGCGGGAGGTGGGGCTGTGATCCGCTCACTGCTGCGGCGGTTCTGGCCGGGTTGGCCCGCACCTCGACCCATCCCGCTGGCAGGGCGTCGGCCGGATGTGAAAGACACGACCTCGCTTGGGTTCTGCTGGTGGGGTCGTTGGACTGGATACCGCTGGGAGTGGGCCTGGAGCAACGGCCCCTGGTACGGCGAAAAACACTGGCTGCCCTCCAGCGTTCAGCTGCTGCCCATTCGGTGCTGCCGACCGGAGCCCCACCCATGACCGTAACCACCTTCCCCACCCCCAACGCATTAGATGATCAGCCGCACGAAATCCTGTGTGACTGCTGCTGCCAGCCCGCTGACTTTGTTGTTTCAGAGTTTGATCCAGCCACGCGCCAATTGCGAACACTCCATCATTGGTGCGACCGCCACGAACACTGGTGGCAGCGAGCCATCTACAACCTGCGGCGGGTATTGGAAGAACACCGATCATGACCGCAACCACCTTCCCCACCCCCACCGCGATCAGCGAGGATCTGATCACCGCCAACCTAGGCCTTGCCAGACAGGCCGCCTGGCGGTTCCACCGCAAGACCGGCCAGCCGTATGACGACCTGGAAGCGATCGCGTTCGTTGGCCTGATTCGTGGCTGCCGCCGCTACGACCCCGACCGGCTCAACCCCGGCAGCGGCCAGCCGTATGCCCTATCAACGATCGTCTGCCCATTCATCAACGGCGAAATCCTCCACTGGTTCAGGGACAAAGGCCATGCCATCAAGTTCCCCAACAAGTGGCGGGAGAAGTGGGGGAAGGTTCAGCGGCTGATGGGTGATCCATCGCTCACCACCCAGGAAGTGGCTGAGCAGTCCGGGCTGTCGATCTCTGAGCTGAACGAGATGCTGGGCAGCATGACCGGCACCGCCAACCTGGACGACATTCACGGCGCCGACGGTTACGACGTACCCGAGCTGGAGCTGCCCCGCATCGATCCGCTGAAGGATCTGGTCACCACCGCATGGGGGAACATCCACCCTGCTGATCGCGGGCTGCTGCTCAAGTGGTGGGCCAACCCCAGACGTTTGGCATACCCTGCCGGGCCGATGGAGCAGTTCCACCGCCGGGTTAAGGCAATCCTGCAGGGCCGGCGGCTGTCGGAGGTGCTGCAGCTGGGGCTGGCGGTGAGCGTGCCGCTGGTGACGCCTGAGCCGAAACCACCCCGGCGGAAGCGGAGCAGGAAGGCATTGGAGGCAGCGGCGCTGCAGCTGGGGCTGCTGGTGGCGTGACGGATTGTTAACTGGGCTGGTCTGTGGTTGTCAGTCTGTCCGCTACGGGTTACATTAGGTGCATGGGAGACGAGCTCCCGCCACCACCGCACCACCGATGACCACCTACGCGAACCTGACTGCCCTGCACATCGACGACACCGTGACGACCTGCGACTGCTGCGGTCGTCAAAACCTCAAGGCCACGGTGCTGATGCGCAACAACGACACCGGCGCTGAGTTCTTCTTCGGCCGCACCTGCGCCGCACGCAACGCCGGCAAAACCTCTCAGCAGATCACCAAGGAAGTCCGCGCCGCACGCGATGCAGCCCACGGCCGCACGATGAACCACCTGGCTGATCTGCGCCGCTCTGGCGTGGTGCTCACCCGCCAGATGATGCGTGAAGTAGCTGCGATCTACCGAGCCGATGCAACGGTCCTGTTGCGCAACTGGGGGCACCTGGCCACCGCCTAACCACCCACGGCCCGCCGGAGCCCATCTGGCACCTACCCCACTCACCACCACCGGCATGCCCATCCCCACCCGCGCCGAGCTCCGCGCAGCGTTTGCTAAGGCGCTAAATCGCGCCGGCTACAGCAACATCGTCCGCACCGACGCCTCTGCCATCCGCGCCGCCGTGGAGGTGGTGCTGCCGGAGCCGCCCGATCCTCGCAGGGCGCACCCAGACCTCTTGCGTCGCCGTGCCGCGCTCCTAGCGCTGGCCGATGCGATCGAGGGTGGGGACTAATGCCCCGCCAACCCTCCCGCGAAAAGGTCGCCAGGTTCCGCCTCCGCCAGGCTGGTGAGCTCCCCCAGCTGCCCACCTGTCCTGAGTGCGGCCGGAGCGTGATCAGCGACCGCACAGCGCCCCTGTGCTCAAGGTGCTGGAAGCTGACGCCTGAGGGCAAGGCTGCTGACGCGGAGCGGAAACGAAAAGCCCGGAAACGTGACGCTGTGTGAACTGCCCCCTGCTGGTGTGGTCGCGCTGGTGTCCGCCACGGGTTACAGTAAGGGGACCGAACCGGAACGGTTCACCACCACACCACCACCAGCCATGGCCGTTACCAAACTCCGCAACGCCACCTGCACCTGCCCCTTCTGCGGTGGCTCCGGCAAGCTCCCACACTTCTCACATATCCAGAACGGCGACTGCTTTGCCTGCGGTGCTACCGGCAAGCTGCGCGATCTCAATGCTTTCATCGGTGACAACTCAGATCTGCTGCTGACCGTCTGGGTCAACAACGGCACTTTCAGCGGTGCTGAGCTGCGGCGCCG